CAATATCGGTGTAGACCGTCATGGGCGTCGTGGTGCCGCTTGCGAAAAACGACGCCTTGGCACCCGGCAATGGGGTTCCGTTCCCATCCAGCACTTGCCAGACGGGCTGTATTGCGATGTCAGCCATCTTTTAGGATGCCTTTCAATGTGCTATGATTTCGGGATGTACACACACCCGATTGACCGGCTCGTTTATCGAGCCAGACCTGTTATTCTTCTGTTGTTCTGGATTTCCGGGCCTATCGCCCTGTATTCCTACGGGAAGTTGGCAGTTTTAGCCGTTGAGCAATGGCCTTGGTGGGCATCGCTCGGAATGATCATTTCGCACCTTTTTGCACTTGTAGCGATTGGGTGCCTGTTTGATCGGCAAGAAGAACGCCGGAGGTCGCCAGAAGCCGCCCCAAGCGAGCAGCCTCATCGCTCTTGACCGGCTGGCCCGCGATGGCCTTCTGGACGATCACAAGCGCGTCTTGCGCATCTTGCCCGCGTTTTTGCGTGAGGGCTTTTGCTACGTCCGCGAGTACGCTCTGACGCCGGGCAAGTTCAGCCTGCGGCGTCTCACGGGTTATCAACTGCACCAGAGCCTTTGCGGTCATCTTTACTTCGCCGCGCTGAGCACTGCCCAAAACGCCGGGAGCCAATACCTGATCAAGCGCACGGCTGCGAGCCTCGCGGCGACCAGTTGCGGAGCCTGTGGCGATTGCTTGGCGCGTGGCAAGCTGCTTTCCGGCTGCGTCAAGTTCAGCAAACAGTCGCTCCGCCTTTGGCTTCCCGAGAACAGCGGCCAGTTTCTCTCTGGCGTCACGACTGGACATGCTGGTGAGCAGTTTCTGCGTTTCGGTCGTGTCAATGCTCGGGTCATCAATCGAGCGGCGTACACGGGCCAGAGCGTCGTCAATGTAAGAGCGGATACCCCGCCGCGCTGCGTCCTGCGCCTCAATACTGGCACCCTTCATGGTTTCCTGAACCGTTTCCCGCGTCGTTGCCGTGGAAAACAGTTTTCGGCCAAGCAACAATGCGTTGTCCTCAGCGATTTTGTCGCCGCCAAGTTTGACCGCGCGCCCATAAACGGGAACCGCGCCGCTGATCGCGTCTTTCAGTTCGCCAGCCAGACGATTTGCCCGATTTGCCGCCGCTGTGGGCCTGCCGAGTTGATCGACTTCACGCCCGACCACGCCTAAAGCCTTCTTGATTTCGTCAAGCTGCTGTACGTTCGGCATTTCCTTGAAAACTACAGCCCCATCCGGCGCAATTTCCGCCATGATCTGCCGATTTGTCAGGCCCGCCGCTTTCATGGCATCGTTTGCCTCGGAAATGGCAGTTTTCAGGGTTGTTGAGGGGATGCGGGACAGCACGTCCTCGATCTTGCGGCCAGAATCATCGGCATAGTTGACCGCCGATGAATAGGCGGCGTCGTACAGTTTCTGGCGCGCCTGAGCCGTGCGGGATGCGATGGTCTTGGCCGCGCTTTTTACACCCTCCGGAACGCCTAGAACCGCATCCATCACCTTGGACAGCCTGCCGCCAGCCGCAGCCGCGCGGGCGGAGACGGCTTCGGTGCCGATCTGAGCCGCCTTGCCGCCGCCCGTTATCGCTGAATCCAGCGCCTCACGCGTCGAAATGCCAGCATCAGCCACCATTGCGTCAGCGCCAGCGGTTTTCAGATTGGCCTGTGCAGATGCCGGGTCTAGCGCCCCGAGGTCCGCTTTCAGCACTTCTGCTGCTTTGGGGGAAATGTTGAACGTCTTGGCGATGATGCCGATATCGGTTTTCTTGAGATATTCAGCGACGGACGAAATGCCACGAGCCACGGCAGGAGATGCAGCGCCAACAGCCGCGCCAAAAGCGCCGCCGATCATGCCGCCCTTCATCGCGCCTTTCATGCGGTCGCCATCGTTGGCTGCTCCAGCCCCAGAAACAGCGCCTTCCACGGCACCAGCCGTTGCACCAGCTACTCCACCAGCCACAACCTGCGATCCAAGTGTACCGGGCGCGTTGGCGACAATGGTAGGCCCTGCACCGGCGGCAAGACCTGCCCCGCCCGTCACGCCGCCTGCGACTTGCAAGGCTGTCGATTGCATGGGGTGCTCGCGGTCCATTGCGCCCTGAATGGCGCGGGTCGCGTCCTTGGCTTTATCGCCGAATGTCGCCCCGATTGCCTCGTCAACATATTGCCCGACGAACGGATACCCCTGCACAAACTTCGAAACTCTCGCGAGGGCTGGAGCATTGGCAATGGTCGCCTGATCAAAGCCGCTTGTGGACGTTTCCGCCGCCGTTGCGCCCTTCATGATTTCGGCAATTTTGGCAGGGTCATTCGTTGAAAAGGCAGGGCTGGTGAAGCTAAGTGCGCCATCCTGCCCTTTGATAACGCGCCCGCCATCCGGTGTGGTGGCAATCACGTTTTCTTGCGGGGCTTCGGCGGCTGGAGGCTGCGAAAAGCGCTCCCACGGCTTGCCGCCGCTCGCTGGCTGCTGCGCATACTTTTCCCAAGGCCCGGCCATCAGTTTGCAGGCTCCCAAGAAGATTGCGCAGATGGGTCACCGCCCTTGAAGCGGTAGCCATCAACGATTTCACCCGGCTGCGGAACGTTGTGTTGGGCGGGAGAAACGTTGGCCCCTTGGCGCGACAGCGCGAGTTCTTGCGCGATGATCTGCGTTGCGCCCATGCCAGCTTTCAGTGCAGCAACAGCGCGTTTGCGGCTTTCCGCCTTTTGCGTAAGAAGCTGTGGGCTGTCTCCAGGCTGGGGAAGGTAGGTTGCTCCGTAAAGCTCCTGTTCTTGCGCCGTAATGGCCGCGCCGGTGTCTTTGCGGAGGATTGCCTGCAAAAACTCGTCCCCGGCCTGCTTGGCAAGCTGGAATTCCCGGTTCTGATAATCCCTGCCAACGCCAAGCGGGCCTTTTTCCAAGAGAATGTCGCCCCGGCTTGTTAGTGCCCCGGCCACTGGCTCCAGAACCTGCAATGCGCCTTCTGCGCGAGTTGCGAAGGCAATGTCTTTGGTCTGGCCCTCAGTGAAAGGTTTCCCCTGGCCGCCAGCCGCTGCACCTTCAGCAAAGGTAAATCCGCCCTGGCCGTCGCTTTCAATGCGCATTCCGGTTTGAGGCTTATCCCATTGGGCTTGCCCGGTTTTCGTGTTGATCTGTCCGCTGACAGCGCCATGCGCCTTTGCTTCGTCCGGCGTTGCGTCACGCCATTCCGGACCATTGCTAATGCCAGGGATCGGAGAAGCGCCTTTGCGCGGGTCGGTCGGGTCGTTCCACAGATAGCCGTTTGGCGCGCCCTTCGTCGGGTCAACCTTCTCCGGCGCGAATGTCTTGTAAGCCTCAAGAACCCCGTCGATCTGCGCGGCATGGGCCGGAAAGCTGTCGAAGGTGAATTCTTCCGGGTCCAGCCCCTGCTGCTGAATGAAGTTGGTGTAACCCTGGCGGTCGCCCTTCTGATAGAAGAACGCGGCACCTTTCAGGCCAGCCTCAAGTTTCGCGGCTTCTGCCGTCCGCTGTTCTGCTGTCAGAGCCTTGGCGCGATCTGCGGCGGCGTTCTTTGCCCCCTCGCGCAACATGCTCATTTTCTCGGCATCAAAACCCATGCTTTGTTGCTGGCTCTTGATGCCAAGCGCGGCATTCGGATCAAACTGCGCCAATGCGTTAAGCGCGTTCGGGTCGCCGTTCATAATCCCGGCCCCTTGGCTTTTGTAGAGTGCCGACAGTGCATTCTGGCGCTGCATGGCTTGCGTTTGCGCTGCGAGTTCATTGCCTGCCGACATGGCCCCGAGAACGTTGACAGGCTGGCCTTGCAGAATGATTGAGGCGTCATAGGCCATTTATGCAGTCCCCAGGTAATTGCGGCGCTCGTACATGTTCTGAACCGGCGCGAGTGCGTTGCGCTGTCTCATGAATTGTGCCGGATCAAGTTGCGCGATCTGCGGCGCGAATGCGTTTTGCTGCGCTGCGGGCTGAGAGGCCAGCGCATTCTGAGGCGGCTGAGCCATGCCTCGTGCTTGCGGGTCCGAAGGTAGCGCGCCGGAAGGAAGGCCCTGCCCGGCGAAAATACGCGCCTCTGCGGCCCTGCGATCAGCGTTTACGCCGCCGTTGTGCGAGCCAAGGTCGCCGATTGCTGTTGCAGCGCCAGCGAAGTCTCCCGCCGCAACCCTTGATGCCACACTGTCCGGCAAAGTCCCGTAGTTGTACGTCACCGACAGAAGCGAAGCCCGTTGCGGCTCTGAAAGATGGTCCCATGCATCCTGCCCGACCTTGGCAATGGCGCGCGGCATAAACTCCGAAGAAATGCGCCGCTCCAGATCGCGCTGCGCATCTTCTGGCGTAACCGTCATGCCCTGCTGGACCGGAACAACGCGGCCATCGGCCATCGTTACCGTGTCCGATCCGTAGCCCGTGCGGTAGGCGTTCACGTCCCAATATGGGGTTGTGCGGAAGCCCTCAAACCGCTTGATGAGTTCGGACGCGTTCATCAGAAGCCCCAGTTACCCCAGCCAATGCCGGACGTGTTGGGTTGCTGCTGCGCCTTCTGGTACTGGAAAGTCCCCAAGAGGTTGTTTGCCATGCCTGAGAATGCGTTGCCGACACCAATGGCCCCCGCCGCCTTGGCATTGCCAATGCCGGACAGCGCGTTTGACACGCCCGCCGCTGCGTTGGCGTTGGCATTGCCCTGCATCGAAGCCGCCGACACGCCCATATCCGACAGCCCCGCAAGGCGGTTCAGATAGCTGTCGCGGTATTGCTGCGCCATGCCTTGGCCGTAGTCGTTCAGGGCCTGCAACGTCGCGCCGCTGTTCAGCCCGCCCTTTGCCCCTGCGAGGGCATTGACGCCCGCCGTTCCCTGATCAAACTGGAATTTATAGCCCGGCGTCGTTTCCAAGCCAGCGTATTGCGTTCCGCCTGTCGGGTTCGCTGCGGCGTAGGCTTGCGCCTCGGCCATGCTGTTGAAAATCTGTCCGTTGACGCGGTAGCGCGTTGGCTCGGCCTGCTCTACGGGTTGATTGCTGGCGTAAGGGTTCGGACTATCGCGACCGTTTACGCTCCCGCCAAGCGCATTGACGCGGCCAACAGATTGCCCCGGCTGCGTACCCGGCTGCGCCCCGCCAATCGTCTCGATAGCCGAAGGGGTGCCGCCAATCGTCGGCGCATTGCCAAGCCCGAGAAGGTAGTTGTAGGCCGAAAGCGCGTTTGTGCCTGCCGTCTTGAACGGCGACAGATCGGCCCGCGTCAGGTCGCGCGTTTCCTTCTGGAAAGCCAAGTCCTGAGACGCCGCCGCCTGTTGGGCCTTGGACGCCTTCTTGGCCGCGCTTGCTTGCGATAGCCCGCCGACAACGCCAGCGATTGCCCCACCAATGCCCATTACAGTCTCCAGCCGCTCATGATGACTTCGCCACTTGAAAGCGGCAATCGTCCGTCCTCTACAAACCCAACGCGACGTGTCAGCGCGACTGCTCCGCGAAATCTCGCAGGCGTCCAACCAACAATCCGTTCAGGCTTTTTCTCATTCCAGAACTCGCGCAACACGCGTTTGGAAGGCTCGACAAGATGCCCGAACCCTTCCGGCTTGGCCGCGAAGTGTAGCATCCAGACATTCGGAAACGGGGCTAGATGAAACACCCCGCAAATCGGACCATCCGCCCAATACTCGAAAGGCTCATCGGGCAAACTGTCTGGCGTTATTCCGAAGACCTGCTGCGATGGATGGGCGAAATATGCTCTCGCCTCGTCCACCGTTATTCTCATGTCACCGCCGCAATGATCGCATTGATGGCCGTCCGGCTTTGGCTGTCCACCGTTGCCCCACCTGTCGGGCCGGTAATCGCCGCCACAGCATCAAGCCGCGCGCTGAGGCGGTTCACGTCCCTGACGAGGATCTGAATCACTTCAAGCAACGCGTCGGAAGCCATTGACCCGTCGCGGGTCGCGGCCTGATCGCGCAAAAGCGGCTTGGCGGTCATGCAATCCGTCCATCGGCGTTCATCGGTATTTCCGCCGCCGTGCTGATCCGAAGCTCAACCGTCCATTGCCGCGACTGCCCCAAGGCCCGCCACGTCAAGCGTCTGTTGTATTCGCCCACTGCCCAGGAGCGTTGTCGCCAAGCGCCCCATGTCTGTCCGCTGTCTTTTGACAGTCTCATATCAATCGCGCCCGCAACCCAACCAATGCGGGCAAAAGCCTCAAGTTCGTTGATCGTGATGCGCTGGCCGTCATTGTCCAGCGTCCGCGACACCATCGACCTGATGAGTGGCGTTCCTGCGTCGTCGTTTGTCCGCGACAGCTTGAGAACGTCACCACCCGACCGCCCGATGTACCACGACCCCGCCAGTTTCGCGCTGGATGCGGCCTGCCACGGGGCCAGATCAAGGCCCTGCGCCCGCTCGTGCCATTCGCCCGTCGCAAGGTCGTAAACCCACGCCGCACCGTCCCGGAAAACAATGGCGCACATCGTGTGGCCCTCATCCTCCCAACACAGGCAACGCTCCGGATTCAGCGTCTTGATGGCTGTTTCGACGGGAGGAATGGAAACCGGGCCAACGCCGATAATGTAAACTCGACCGTCAGCCCCGACAAAGAACGCCGATGACCCCGGCACCTTGGAAAACAGCCCGAATGATTTCAGGCCCGTTTCAATCACGCCCCCGGCTTGGCGCTGAAACGCATTGGCTCCGGCTTCCCCGGTATTGTACCAAACCTCGTGGCTTTTCTCTTTGAAGATATAGAGGTAGCCATTTACCCCGGCACAGCGAATAATCTTGTCATCCTTCCCATCCGCCGATGAGAAATTCAGCCCCGGCAACGTTGTGGCGTCGGCTTGGCCAGACCATTGAAACCGGATGCCGTTGTATTCCGTGAGAACCGTGTAGTTGCCGATGTAGTCCAGAGACCCGAATGACGAAAACGCACCTGCCGATGGCTGAGTGAGTGTCGTACCATTCCAGACGTAGTAATTCCCGCCGACACACAGCGTCACGTCGCCGTTGTTGCCAGCAATCGAGGCTTCAGCGCTGTCAGCCGTTGCCCCAAGACTTACCGCCCCGCCGCTCACGTCGATCTTGTGCAGCGCAGATCCGCAGGACACATACAGGTTGCCCTCAATCTCAGCCATTGCCCGGAAAAACACGCCGGAAACGTTGGAGAAGGCAGTCGTGCCGAGGTCGGACTTGATGATATGACCGGTCTTGCCTTGCGACGCCTCACGATAGCAATTCACCAGCCGCGACGAAGACGCCTGCCAGTTGTCGGGGTCGCGTGAGCCAGCCCCGCAAAACTCGACTTTCATCTAGTGAACCAGTTTGTCAGCGTCTTTCCCTTCCACGTCAGCGGGTCGGGAATGGCCGCATCAGCAATCACCACATAGCTGGCCTGAATCTTGCGGAAGAAGTCATCTGCGTCGAAGTTAGCAGGCGCGGACCATCCCGGAGACAGTCTCATCGCCAGAAGATACCCAACGCCTTCGCGGTATTTGTCGGCCAATGGGAACGTGTCATTCAGCGCTGCGTCGGTGAACGTCAGCGCGATGCCATCAAGCACCCACGCGGAAATCATGTTGTTGAATGCCGTCAGGCCCGACTGGCCCTCGTCACTCGTCATTGCGTCGTCTTGGGCGACAACGCCAATATGCCGAAACGCCGTCTCGACAATATCGCGGACTGTGGTCATGCATCACCCATAGAAAAAGGCGGGGCCATGACAGCCCCGCCAGTTGGTTAGTTGGTCAGGCGCAGACCTAGGCGCGGGTCAAGGCACTTGACGCCCCACAGCATGTCAAAGCGCATGTAGTGGGTCAGCGTGTTTCCATCGACCCACTCGGAGCAGGAAATGGTCACACGGTTGCCGGTTTTGGTCGAGGTTTTCAGACCTGCGCCCTGCGGGATATTCAGCGGGCGCGACACGAGCGCGAGCGCTTTCGGATGCAGGAGCAGAGACTGCTTGTAAGCCGTGCCGCCCGTGCCGGTTTTCACGGTAATGGCGGCGTTGTCAGCCGGAGCAGCCGTAACAGTCTGATACGCACCCGAGGTGATGATCGGAGGCGAAATGGTCAGGGTTGAGGGTCCGGTCGAAGCGCCAGAGTTGGCATCCGCCGTCACGACAAAGGTTTGCAGGCGGTTGGTGGTGGCTTTCGACACCGGGTTGACCGCATACACACCAGCAATCGTGATCACATCACCGGCTTTCAGGATACCCGTAACCGAGTTGGTCCAGCCGTCCGTGATCAGCGATTGGGTCCAAGTATCCTTCGACGCCGTGTAGGTGACGTTCTGCGAAGCGCCGTTAACCAGCGGGGTGCCAGTTGCGGTGCCGACAGTGTGCGTCGGGGCGTGGACGGACTGGTAGTTGTCGAAGCCACCATAGAAGCCGATGGTTGCCTTTTCAAAGGCAGTCTTGGCGGTGTTCTGGACGTAAACACCCTTCAGGCCGTCAGCCAGGTTGGCGGTCGCGTCAGTCCCGTGAATCGCAAAGCGATCCGAAGGAATGGCAGCGTCCGTCATGATCGACCCGGCGTTTGCCAGAGAAAGGAACGTCGAAGGAACGGTGCCGGGGGTGCCGCTGAACCAATAGAGGTTGGTGTAGAGCGAGGCGAGCGAGGCTTCGATCTTGTCTTTGAACTTGATCGCCACCGGCTTGATGATGTCTTCAACTGTGCGGTCGAACGACAGAGTGCGGTCAAGCGCTGAGATGTTGACCTTGACCGACAGCGTCTTGTTCATGCTGATGGTCGTTTTGCCTTGCGTGATATCCTCATTGTAGGAGGTCACGTCAAGGTTGTCATCCTGCCCGAGGTATGCGGTCGGCCGACGGACACTGATCGTGTCACCCACCATCGCAAATTCGGACGAGAGGTCCGCGTGGACCTTGTTGCCGAGAACGAGTTCGTTCTCCAGCAGCATCAAGCCTTCCTGTGCGAACACTGAAGGCGTTAGAAAAGCGTTAGCCATTTTCTAGTTTCCCTAGAAGCGGCCCCCGGATTCCCGCCATGCTCGCCATTCGGACGCAGACATTTTGGCAGGGTCTTTCGTCGCTGTTCCGCCGGGTTTGACGGCAGCGATTGGAGGGGGGGCATTTGTTTCGAGTTTTGGCTGGGGTGGCGAGAGGCGAGCCTCTATGCGCCCGAGTTCCCGAGCCGCTTGTAGCGGGGGCAACTGAGAGATTTGGCGGGCAACAGCCGGGTTCTTCCCGAGGTGATAGGCCAGATCAACCGCAACATCGCTTGCCAGCACCATTTCAGCGACATGGTTGGACACAACGTCTGCACGTTGGGCCACAGCCAAAACCTGATCTAGGTCGGCATATTGTGTGCGTTTCTCTGCGATCTGATCGGCAAATTCGGCAGCCCGCTCAGCGCGTACCTGCGCCTCAAGCTCCTGTGCCTTTTGCCGATGTTCACCCGCCTCAGATGAGATTTCCGCCGCGTCCGATTGGGCGTCCGCCTGACGTTGTTTCCACAACGCCCGAGCCGCCGCAAATTCGATAACGTCTGGGAAGTCATCCTCTTTTGGTGGGGCTTCACCTTCGCGAGCCGCCTTGATGCGGTCGAGCCGCTTTTCAAGTTCGGCAGCGCGAGTAATCGCCGCTTCCTTTTCTTGCTCAGAATGCCGAATCGCAGCTTCGCGACGTTCGCGGCGTTGCTGCGCTTTCGATTTTTCCTCTGTCTGATCGGGCTGGCCTTCTACCTGCCCCTCAGTGTTTTCCGTCGCCTCCGACGTAGTTTCTTCAGACACGACTTCCGGGGCTGCCCCTTCAAGGGCTGCCTGCTCAAGTTCGCTCATTATTTCCCCGTGGGTTAGGCCGGGAATACCGGCGTGATCTGGTTCACAGGAACCAGTTGACCGCCCATCGCGGCCAATTCGAGTTGCGCCTTTTGGGCGTTGAAATGTGCCGTCTGCGCATCAGCTTCAGCCTTGTCAGCCTTGGCGTTCAGTTCGCGCAGTTGAAGCATGGCAGCCTCTTGGCCCATTGCCTGCTGTTGCTGTTGCTGCTGTTGGGCCTGCATGGCCTGTTGTTGGGCCATTGCCTGTTCTTCAGGGTCTTCAATCTCGGCCATACCTGGCGGAAGCATCTTCTTGAGCCGCTCAGCAATCTTGTCGGCGTCTGGCCAATCCATAGACTTGGCAATCAGATCCCCGGCGACTTGTGCTGCTGGCGGGAATGCCTGGATAAACTGCATCATGCTTTCCGCAGTCTCTTGGCGCTTCGTGGCATAGTTCGGGCCAACTGCAACGCGGACGTTGAACTTTCCCTTGGTCAGATCGTTGACGATCACTTGCCCGTTTTCGGTCATGACCGGCTGGTTAACAGTTGTCATGCCGTGCTGATCATCTTCGCCAAGCATGGCGATAATGCGGGTCGTGTCGTAAACCTTCGGAATCATCGACACAATGACGCGACCACAATGGGCAATCGCTTTGGCCATATTGTCGGAATAGATCGACGTTGAAACGTCGCTTTCCATTTGTCTCTGGCGAATGGCAACGCCAGACTTTTCGTTAGAGTGCTGCCCCAAGCCAGCGTCATAGATGCCTGTAGTGGCCTTCATGTCGTCAGCAGCGAGGCCGACTTCTTGCATCATCCCGCTTGATGGCACCGGAGGCATGGCGCGTTGCGGAGCGCCAGGAGCCTTTTCATCGGGGTTGTACGGCAAGTATGGGCGGTTGCTGTCGTTCGCTTCGCCCCAGATTGCTTCAAGACCTGCGATCTGCTTGCCAGTGACGAGATAGGGCGCCTTCGGTTGCAGCGCGATCATTTCCGTCTGAGCAGAGCGCCAATAGTTGTAAAGCCTCTGCGGGTCTTTGGCGAACCGGATAACCGACGAGCGATAAATCCTGTCGCCGATATGCAATTCCTCGCCCATGACCGCGATAACAGGAATGTGCTCGCCCGGAAACTCTTGCGGGCCTTCCAGCACGTCCTTGCCGCTGATCTTCGCCCACATGATCACGTCATAGTTGACGGTGCGGGTTTTTCCACCAAGTCCTTTAGGCGCATTCTCGACAATCTGGCCGCCCGGAAGCTGCATGATTGTCTTTGTTTTTGGCTCTTTCCAGAAATACTCGGCTACAACGGCCTCACCGTTCTGCCTCCAGAATTCCAGACCATCACCAGTGCCGTGCTGCTCAATGCTGACGTTCACCTTGCCCGGATATTGCTCCTTGAACGCCTCGTCATTCATTACTGACGTGATCAGGCACCAACGCGCGTCTTCACGTGTGGACTTGCGGGCTTCTGGGTCGAAATACACCGAAAACGGGTTGTCGATGCTCTGAATGATGATCTTCTGATCAAACGAACTGTTGTCGACATAGTCGGTCAGGACACGGAAATATCCCATTCCGCAAGCCGCAGCGGATTCAGCGGAGCGCTCATAGATCGAAGTTGCGTCGCTTTCGTACTGGATTTGCCGAATGACGCCTTCGACCAGTTCAGCATCTTCGTCAGAATTCTTCGTGTCAGCCGGAATCACCTTGATTGCCGGGTTCATGTTGCGCAGGTCGCCAGTTACTTGGCGAAGAAACTGCGGAAGCCTGTTGATCGTCAGGCAAGGGCGGTTGTCCTCCTCACGGCTTGCGCGCACGTCGTCCGGCCATTGAATGCCGACGATGTTGCGCATGTCATCAAGAGCTTCCTCGCGATTGAAGCGGTCAGCGTCCGCCGCCAGCTTTGCCCGCTCGCAAGCCGTCTTGAGAATATCGTCTTTGTTCAAGAGCCTTGCCACCCTTTTGAAGCCCGCTGAATAGCGAACCGCGAAACGTCTGGTATCTTCTCGGTCATGTCCGGGAATAGCTCGGATAGCGCCCACACCAGCGCGTCAACGCGGTCAGGCGAGCCGACACCTTCAAACCCGTGAATAGTCATTTGCGTCATCTGGCTTTCGAGTTCCGGGAAAGCACCGACATGGGCAATGCGCCCCTGCTCATACAAAGCAGCGATAGGCTCTGCCCTGACGTGCTTTCCGCGAGATGCGCGCACCTCGATAACATTCACATGCGGGTCAATGGTCAGCAGCGTGTGCTTAACCATATCCCCGCCTTGATTGACCTCGACTACTACAGCGTCGGCCTGCCATGATC